AATTAGTTTGTGTTGTTATTTTTGCATTTAAATCTGCAATTTTTGCTATGACCTCTTTATCTTTAGAATTTGCATCTAATGTCTGTAATTCTAATTCATAAAGTTCTTTTTGTTTTTGAGCACTTAAATTTTGAGATTCTAATAATGCTCTGGTTGCAGAGGCGTCTATAGAAGCAAATTGAGATAATGCTTTTTGAGTATTTGTTAAAGTTTTTAATTCATCTTGTAAAGTATTTGATTTATTTCTTAAATCTGTAAAAAGTGTTGCTAATTCTTCTATTCTAGTTCCTGCATTTGCTGAGGTAATCCCAAATCTTTCTGCTTGCTTTCCAAGTCCTTCTAATTTCTTTTTAACTTCATCTGGTCTATCTTTTAAAGCTTTTAATGTTAAATCTAAATTTACAAATTCTTCAGCAGTATCGTCAAAAGGAGTTTTACCTTTAGAAGTTTGAAAAAACTTAGCAAAAGTTCTTTCACTACTAATTAATTGTTTTTCTAAAGAATCTAAATTTCCATTAATATCGCCTGTGTTCTGTGCAGCAATTCCAAGTATATTTGCAATAACAGATGCGGTTGCTGCTGTTTTTCCACTTTCATCTATACTAACAATAAATCCTTTTTCTTTGCTAAACTGATCTGCAGCTTTTAATATTTCTTCTTGTAGTAATTTTGCTTCATCTCCTTGTTCCTTAAATAAATTTCTTAATCCTTGTTGAATTGCTTTGTCTGATTTTTCTTGAAATGTTTTTCTAATTGCTTCTACATCAACAGGATCTCTAGCTATTCCCGATAACTTTCCTGTTCTTTCATTATATTCTGTTCGTCTTTTTGCTTCAGCAGCTGTTAAATCATCAACTGAAACAGCGGCTCCTTTAGCATTAGCTGCTAAATCAGAAAGTAATCCTGCTTGGACTTTAATTCTATTTATACTTCTAGCTCCTTGGCTATCTGCTTTTGCATTTTTTTCTGTTAATTGATCTAGCTTTTCAGGTACTGTATCTATAATTGTTTTAAAGTTTTCGAGTTCTTTTATGGTAGGGCTTATTCTTTCTTTTAAAGCCCCAAATGCTTGGATTAAAAGACCTATTGCAAAAACAGCTTGTCCAATAAAAGGTATAGCATTTAAAAATGCAGTACCAAAAAATCTTACTGCTACTCCAGCTGTTCTTGCTACAGGAGCAAAGCTACTAAAGCTTTTAAAAAGCCCAGTAAATTTTTCTTTAGTTAAATCTGTTGTTTCTCTAAACTCTTTAAATTGTTTTTTTGCTTCCTTAAACCCAGCTAAAGGTCCTGCTCCTGAAATTGCTATTAATCCTGCAGATTCTTTTCCTGCAATATCACTAGCTGTTTCTGCAGCTCCTACGTCAGCTATTGCCTGTGCCTGGCCTCCTTTTGCTTTCTTTAATTGGTTTAATAAAAGTATTTCTTCTTTAACTTTATTTATTCTTTCTTTTGCATTTTTTACAACTGCATCAGAATATTCTTTATCTTCATTTTTTGCAACGTCTTTTGCTCTGTCTAATCTTTTCTGTGCAAGAAGAAGTTGCTTCTGTACTTCTGTTTGGTCAACCTCTCCTTGTTTTAATAGACCCGCAAATTTTCTAAAAGACTTAGAAGATTTATCTAGTCCTAGAACTTGGTCTCTTGTTCCAATAATTACTTGATCTGAAGATTCTTTTGCTTCTATTGCTATTTGTTTTAATGCGTCTGCATTTTCTGCTGCTTTTTTAGACATATTTCCAAGGGCTGGAATCATTTGAGTTACAATAGTACTACCAAATAGTATTAGACCTCCTGTTAACGCTGTTGAAGAACCACCTAATATTGATATAAAAGGAGTTAAAACTTTATTTAATAAATTTAAGCCATTCTTTGTTAAATCTTCAAAGGCTGCTGCTAATCTATCATAAGGGTTTGTTTCAACTGCATCAGCAATATCTCCAAACTTTTTTAGTCCTTGATCATTAATTGCATTTACAAAAGCTTGTTGTCTCTGGAATTGAGTAAGTGAATTTGCAGATTTACCTAATTTTGCAGCATAAGTTTCAACAGCATCATCAAGACGCACCATAATACCCAATTCATCCAAAATTTCTGGTTCGAGTTTTATAGCACCTCGTGTTAATCTATCAAATGCATCATTTAGATTTCGACCAAGAGCAAGAGAAGCTCCTCTAGCTACTTTTGTAAGTTTTTCTAGGTCATCTGATTGAAATCCTGCTGATAATGCGAGTGAAGCGCCTTGTAAAGCTTCTCGTGTTGAAAGTGCATTTCCTGATATTTCTTTTAATCTTTCTACTACAATTCCTGTAGTCCTTCCTGCTTCGTTTGCCATAAAGGTAAAACCTGCTGTAAGTTGATCAAAAGCTGCTGCTTGTCTTAAAGCATTAAATGCTGCGGATGCAGCAAATATATTGGCTGCAAGTGTTGCATAGGCTCCAACAAGACCGCTAGAGCCTGAACCTATTGTTTGTGATAATTTAGCAAAATTCTTTGTAGAATTTGCAGTTTGAATAAGACCTTGTTTTTGGCGACCATAGTTCTTTTCTTGAGTTTTGTTAAGTTCTTGTGTTTTTGTATTTGTTTTGTCCACAGCATCAGCTAATTGCTTTTGCTGTTTTTGTACAACCTCAAAACCTGATGAGGTTGCTCGAACTTCAAATACTACTTTATTATCTGCCACTCTTTCTCTTTATTCTATCGTACTCAGCTTTTAATTTTTTCTGAGCTATTTCGATTGCTCTACTGTCTAACCACAGTATTGTTTCAAATACAAATTCTTTTTGATAATTTTCTATTCCGTAATTTTTTAATAAAAACTCAAAATTAGTATAATCTTTTCCTATATATCCAATTTCTGGAAATATTCTATCCCCCATACTATGAAAGATATTTATACAAGTTATTACTATTTCTGGAAAATCTTCCCAATCTGGAGGACATTTTTCCCAGTCGGGCTCTTCACCCATTTGTTCCATCATTTCCAAGTACTGATCCTTGGACATTCCTACATCTTTATTGTCCAGAAACAGGCGGAGTTTTTTGAATAGTTTTTCCTTGTTCTTCGCTACGAAAGTTTTCTAAATCAAAGACTACCTCGTTGAGCCAGTTGTCAAATTCTGATGAATTTTCTACTAAAGTTTGAGCATTTTCTTCTGTAAAATTCATTTCTGCTGAAGGGTCTTCGTTTTTAAGATCTACTAACAATAGGTCTTGTAGATACTCTAATTTTAACCCTTTCCAGTTTTTAACTGTTGCTTTAGTAAATTCAGATACGAATTTTTCATCGTTAAGTTCATCTTCAAATTGACGAGTTTTACGATTAAATTTATTTATTGTACATCTCTTTCTGAGATTTGTTAATTCTTTTCTAGACAGGTTTGCAAGTTCTACTTCAAACCCGTTAAGTCCTGGGAATTCTACCCATGTGGTCTTGCTGTCGACCAGTAATGATTTTAAATCCATTTATTTCTCCTAATATGAAATTAAAGTTGATAAGTCTGCAGGATTTGTTAATAATCTAAAATCAAATGCCTGCGTAAATGCTTCTGCAACGGTTGTTCTCTTTGTAAACATGCAATTTGTTAAATTTGCATCAAAGAAATTACTACCATCAACAAGAGTTTTAATTCTTACTCTTGTATCAGTATTAAAAGTCTGCAATGTGCTTGAGTTATTGCTAGTAAGATACTGAACAATATTTCCAGACACTACTCTTCTTTCAAGAGTATACCCAGATGGATACATTGCGTTTGAAGCACTTGTAACTGAAAGACTGTTTTGCAATGTTGTATAAGGTGTCCAAGATATTTCATTTTGTATACTTAGTGTTGCAGATACTAAGTTTGATACATCTGAGCCACTTACCTCAACATCAATCAGTGATAAGGTGGGAGTTCTTGTGGAACTTGCGGATTGCAAAGTTCCTGGAAGTGAATAATTTTCATCTCCTGCTCTTTCTAGTTTTTGTGCTTGCCCACTTACTGTTAAAATTAATGATGAACCTTTATTTAAATTAAATTGTCCATCAGTTATAATACATTCAGTTAATTTAAAAGTGCTTTCGCCAGTTACAATATAAAGATCAAAACTTTTCATATTTGATCCAGTACTATCATAATCGACTAAAAGATCTAGCACGATAGATTCATCTTTTTCTTTTGTAAGATGAACTGCAAAACTAAAGTCCGCAGGATTGGCTTTTGTAATACTCGTCCCTTGAAACATCTTTGTTTGATCATGCAAAGTCTTTACTTGGTATGCATCTTCCGCAAATGTTTGTGAGAACGATACGTCGGGAGTCGTTTTTAAATTGTAGCGACTCCCTCCATATACTAGGTGTACACTACTTTCTCTAAGAAAGTTGTACGCTGTCATTGTTAGACAGTATAATCTGATGCGTATTGAGAATCAGAATGTGATCTTGATCCTTTATACTTGACAGTCATTTCATCTCCTGTTAGTAGATCTGTTCCATGACCAGAAAATTCTAGTGATGTTGAAATAAGATCTGCAACTTCGATGGTTGGTACTTGTAAGTGAGCTCTAGGAATATCAAACTCTACAACTGGTGTATCACTTGATCCGCCACCCATAAACAAACTCATATTAAATGAGTTAGTAACCAAATCAGTAGCAGCTGCTAAGTCAGTTAATAACTGGTTAGAACCGTTTGATTTAGTATCTAAGTACATTGTTAAAGAACCAGAAATTTGTCTAGCTCCTGTGAAAGATCCAATTGGTTTGTCAACAACACCAAGAGTTTCTGGTGTTACATAAGTAACATTATTAGCAATAGTTATAGAACCGCCAGTAATATTAATATCATATGTTCTTGTATCTAAACCTCCAGAACTTGCTCCGCCACCTTGTGAAGAATCCACAGCAAGTGTTAGAGTAGACAATTTATTTCTTAAATAGTCTGCATCGTCTGGACCTGTTGAATCAGCATAGTTGTAACCTTCTACATAAGTTGCAGTAGTTACAGAAGTATCTGTTCCAGCTGGTTTAGCATGAAGAGTTTTTGATGGATCTTCAATTGCTGTTGTAACTTGGTCAATAGTTGTTGCATTTCCTGACCATGTTATTTGAGCAATACCATCGATTGAGAAGTCAATCTCTGCCTGATTAACTTGACATTCATTTAATCTGTAAGTTGTGTTTTCAAGAGCAAAGAATATTGAGAGTTTTAATAACTCGTGATGTTCTGATCTCTCGAAAGTTACATCTGCATCTGATGAATCAACAGTAATTGCAGAAGCTTCAGTACTTGTTAAAGCACCTCCTGTAATATCTTTACCAGCGATAGCAGCCCATAGAATGTTTTCACACATGTCATGAGTACCGCTTGATCTCCAACTGTTTGTGCCATGTTTGTAAGGTCTTACATAAGTACCAAATGACCATTCTGCTGGTGGTAAAGCATCATTAAATCTTTTTGAACCACGGTTTGGAGCTGCACCAGCTTCGTTAATAGTAACGTCTGTTGCTTCACTTCCTTGTGAGAAGCTGTATCCATCTAATACCCCGATTCTAAAAGTATTTGCATCTGTTCCGTTTCCTTTGAATAGTCCAGTTGCAGTTCTGCTTCCTTGTGCTGTTGTAGTGCTTGTTACACCATTTACAACTGCTGCAAAACTTGTTCCTGATCCAGAAGTAGCAGACTGAGTAACTGTATCATTATCAGCATACCCAGTTCCACGGAAATTATTTGGAATGTAAACTTCAGTAACTCCACCAGAAGATACAGCAGCAACTATACATTTTGCTCCTGTTCCAGACCCTGATGTTGTTCCCAAAGTAATTACATCGCCAACTGCGTGACCTGATCCTGCAGTAAATCCATCCAAAGTTACGATAGATCCCCCAGAAGCATGCACTCCGTTTACAGAGCTGACAAACACCTTGGTATTTCTCGATAAATTTAAAGCCATTTTGCTTTCTCCGTTTTACTTTGGAAAGGGTGCGGCTACATATTTATGTGCCTTACCTGTTTCCTAATATCGTACTCGAACTGTCAGTTCTCCGATACCAAGAGGAGAAATTACTCCTTCATCAGTGCTAATACTTCCTATTGTTAAAGAAGTAGTAGTTTTATTCGGTGTGACAGTATCATCATACACTAAATTATCATTATTATCTATAACTCTTTCGATATCTTCTAGTAATAATGCTAAAGTTTCTTGAGCATCATTTTCATCTCGAATATATGCTCGTATTGTTAAATCTAAAAGTCTCCATTTGAATTCGCCAGGTTGATACTCTCTGAATTCGTCTCCTGCTACTACGCAGATTTTAGGATATTGTTCTATTTCGTCTAAAAATTTTAAATGTCCATCTACATTATTATAAACATTTGAATTATAAGGATGATTTCCATTAATTCCTTTTAATTTATTTACCAAAGCATCAACTACTTTTTTTCTTGCTGTTCTATATGTTGATGCCATTATATTCTCCTAAGTGTAAATTTAGCCTCTACTTTTTGAATTGCTAATTCTCTTATACTTTTTTCAATTAGTCTTCTTGGGTCATAAGTAACAGGATATCCTCCTTCACCTTCTTCAAAAACTCTATAAAGAGGGTTATAGGTATAGTCCATATGTATTCCGTTTGGTTTACCTATTGCATTTACTACACTAGCAGATTGGGCAAATCTACCTGATTGATTTATTAGGGCAGGTCTACCCATGTTTCTTTGTATTTGTCCAGTTAATCTAGAATTTATAAAAGCTCTAGTTTCTACAGCTTTTCTTAATAATTCGTTGTCCCCTCCGTCTCTTGTTTGTTTTCTATTTTGTAAAGGTATTTTATTTGTTAATACGAAACCACTTAGTACTGTTTTCTTTTTTCTAAGTTTTTCTTGATTTCCTACCTTTATTTTTTTCTTTGATTTAGGAGTTTGTTTTATTCCTGTTAAATTTTTTGCTAGTTTTGTTTTATAATAACCTCTCATTGTATGGTTATTAATTATCATTTGCAACCCTAATTCATTTATACTAGCAGATCGTTTTCTAGAAGCTGTTTCTTTTGGGTCATTATATTTTTCTTCTAGTTTTTTTATTGCATTTGATAAAAAAGAACTTAAATCACTTCCAATTTTTGCTTCTAATTTACCACCTTTTTCTACTTGGTTTTTTACCGAATCTTCTAAACTTGATTTTACTACAAAAGAATCGGTTAATTTTAATTTTCCGCCAGAATCTATTATATCCTGAAAATGTTCTAATTCTAAGCTATGAGGAGATTCTACAACTTGTTGAAATTCTCGTATTAACTCTCTTTTTATATCACCTATTTCATTGTCAGCAGCGCCTAAAGTTCCTCTAACACTTGCTGCTTTTCCTGCTGCTACGGCGTCTTCGTGCCCAATATCTAAAATATTCCAATATGTATTCTTTACTCCAGATTTATTGGTTGCTGTTTTAGTAAAAATATTTCCTTCTTCTTTTTTACCAAATATATTTGGGTATTTTTCTGCAATTTTATTTACTTCGTCTGATTTAAATTTTTGTAATGCTTTAAATAAATCTGTTCTTTTGCCTGTTGTACCTCTAAAAGAAGGATCTACTGCTTTTACTAAAACTAATATTCCATTTGAAATTTTTGTTACTTCAAATTTTACATTTTTTGTTTTTGGTCTACTATTAAAGTATTCTATTCCTTTATTTAATACTTCTGTGGCAAAACTATTTAAATCTTTTTCGGAAGCTTTAGGAGCTCTTAGTTTAACTTCTTTTTTTAAATCTTCTGTTGATAATTTAAATTCTTGAGTTTCTTCATTCATTAAAGCTCTAAATTCATCTTCTGAACCCGAGCCTGTTCCTCCTGCTTCTTTTCTTTTCTTTAAGAAAAATAATTTAGTTAATTCTTCTAA